CCTCGCTTATCTTGCCCTTTAACGCAGCGGCTATCTGTATATTTTGCAGGTCAAATACAGCAGCAGCCTTAGCAAGTTTAGCTGAGTTAATAGCTGCTAGTTTGTCAGCTTTAATTTTATTAGCTGCAATTAATTTATCAGATTTAATCTTTGCAGCAGCGGCGGCAGCGGCAGCTCTAGCAGCTAATAAATCACTAGATACGCCTGAACCACCTGTATAGAATCTACGAGCCGATGGCCGTTTAACTAATTTTTGCGCTGTACCTTCTGTAATATTTCCAGTTACGAAAGCACTTACAAAATCGGCTAAGTTGTATTCACTTACATCTTTGAGTAAATCGCTGACCGCTGTAGCAAACTTATTTACGTTAGCAGTAGCAGTATCTATATCACCATTACCAGCCATGTCTGCAAATAGATCCACTAAGCCTTCGCCTATAACCTCTTTAGCGTTAGCCGATGCAACCGCTAATTTATCTATAGAACCCGCAAAAGTTTCAATATAGGCTTTGTTTGCGCCTTTGCTTTGTTTAATGAGTATGGCCTGAATCTCGGCAAAGTCTTTAGTGGCTAGTTCTGCATCCGTTAAGCCTGTGTTTAATTGCTTTAACCCTTTGTAATTTCCAACGTAGGCACGGGATAAAGTGTTAATAACAGCTGAAAATTCCAAGCCATTAGCCCGGGCTACATCAACGGCTAAAGCCATTAATTCTTGGGTCTTAGTGGTTGATAAAGTTACCTTTGATAATTTTGCATAGGCTGGTCTTAGTTCATCATCTAATATGCCTGTTTGTTCCTCTAACTTTCCTATGAAGTTTTCAGCATTTACAGATTGGTAAGCCAAGCCTAAGTTTTTAAGGTTTTGCCGTAATACTGTTATTGCTGCATCATCCTCGGCAAAAGCTTTTATAGCCTGTTTAGAAAAATTAACTACGGCTCTAGTGCTAAAAGCCAAGCCAAATGCACCAGCTAATTTTTTAACATTTTTGGTTAATTTATCTGTAGATTTGTCTGCATTATTAAACGCTTTTTTGCCTGTGAACTCAGCAGCTATATCAATTCTTACGGATGGATCAATGGCCATTAGTTGTACCCCACAGCCGCATTAAATTTATCTCTAGATAGTTCAATAGCCTTGATAACAGCTGCGTTAGTCTTGCCGCCGTCCTCTTTCCATGCACGAAAGATTGCGCGGCCTTTCATCTTGCGTGATCTACGGCCTCTACCTGTTTGATTATTGGCATCCACGATCGTGCCGTATTGGTTAATGGCCTGTACGAATATGTACCCAGCCTGCGGATTACGGCTACGGCCTTGGCCTTTATTAGCACCTACTTTATTTTTACCAAAATCTTTGTGACCTGGTACTTGCACAATAAATGCAGCACCCTGCTCGCGGCCATTAGGACTTACACGGCCAGCGGTTTCATAGATTGCACCCGATGCCGATGCATTTTGAATACGCGCTAATGCTCTAAAGCCTTGGCGGTTTGGCTTGCTAGGCGTAGTCTTGTAACCAATTCCACTTCTAGCAGCTGAGCCTTCCCATAATGGGAATTTTCCATCGATAGATTCTTTACCCCATCCGCTAAGCGGTGCTTTGCGTGGAATAAAACCTTTAGCTTTAGATGCTATTGGTCTAAGCAAATTAGCCATTTCTGCTTGCGTTTCTTTAGCTAGATCAGGCGTGAATTTCTTTAGGGCTTTACGAAGTTCAATGCCGCCTTTTACCTGAACTGGCATCTCGCATCTCCTTATTTCGATCTTTCATAGCCTGTAATAAAGTCTTAAACATCCTGCTATCTAGTGCTAGTAAATCATTGGGCGCGATACCCGTTTCCAAACTGATCCGTGCAACCAGGTAAGTAAACGAGTCACGCCCTATAGTTCCGGGTCATCATCCAGAACTTCAACCTTTTTTAGTGTTGCTAAGAACGATGCGCCGAACATAGGCACAGTTTCGCCGCCAGCTCTTAGACACTCCCACGCCAACCAATAAACATCTGACTGCTTCTCGTCATCTCTAAAGGCTTTGTGAAAACCTTTTTTTGCAAATAACTCAAAGGCGTATTCGATCGAAGGCGTTATCTGATGCTCAGATATTGCGCCATCGGCCCTAGTAATCTTTAACTTTGCCATTTGTTAGCCCCTATTCTTTTGATTAAGCGGTTGTAATTACGATTGGTGAATTACAAGTAAATGTAATTGATTGTGTAGCGATGTCTGCTACTGCGCCGTTAATATCGGTAGTGTTATTTACCAAAACTGTAGTGCTGTATAGCGGATTAGTAGCTGATGTAGCTGCGCTTGTCTGCTTTAGGGTAAGGGTTACTGTTGTACCCCATGCGGCTTGCAAAGTTGCGTTTACGTTTGCAGCAGCTGTATCGCTTAGGAAATCTAAAGTAATTGTGCTTGCCTCTAGACCCTTAACAAACTTATGAGCTGTATCGCCCATAGCAGTTACTTCAAGTTCATCAAATACGCGGTTGATTGTTGCGCTTGTAACATGATCAGTTAGGGCTATCGCATTTAGCGTAACCTGAACTGTATTACTTAAATATACGGCCATGAATTATTCCTCTGTTTTCTCGGTTGCAGGTGCTTTGGTTTTTGTTTCTTTCGGTGCTTCTGTGATCTGCCCGATCTTAATTAAGAAGGCAATATCCTCATCTGTGTATGACATGGTTTAACTCCAGCTCGTTAGTATGGATATATTAAATTCGGCGGTTAATAGATCGCCGCTATCAGCATTTAATACGCCAGGCGCGCTAACGCTAGTTATATTAAATACAAGATTGGCTGCAGCTAGTTTTGTATAAGCTGCAACGATAAAATCCTCGATGCCCTGCAGGTTGCCCTGGTTATCAAACATCGGCACAGTTAGCAGAATCTTGAAATTAGCCATAGGCGAAATAGTTATGTAGCTGTTATTGCTAGGCGTTAAGTATGGATCGGCTGGAATCACTACGCAGCTATTAGCCAGAATAGTTGCAGGTGGGTAAGCGAATACCGACCATACGCCGTTATTGGTTAAAGCCGTTGCGATGGTGCTACGCAGCGTGGTAATTGCAGCGGTAGGCATTTACCCCACCATGCTATTCGGGTTCATGTACGGGGCCAGCAGGCCGCGTATTTTGCCTATCATGCTGTTACCCATGCGATAGGGCGATGGGCTAAAGCCATCTAAACCTACGCCCCCAGTTTGACTGACCTGCCTGGCCTGCCAAATGTCCACGGCCAAGATCATCGCACTTTGACGAACACTTGCGGTATTAACGTAGGTAGCAGTCTTTGTATCTGCACCTACAGCTGAGCCTGATGGCACTACGCGCCTGAAGTTCTCATCTGCTGCAACCTTGGCGTATTGGATAAAGCTATAACCGCGTGGCTGCTGATAATAATTAAGCTGCATGTTAAATGCTGGCAATAAGTTTGTAGTGCCTGTGCTAAATGGCAACGTGGCAGTAATTGTGTAAGTGCCGTTAAATGTCGAACCAGCCCCGGATATTGTCACGCTTTCGCCTGTTGTAAATAGTCCGGGATTGGCCAACATTACTGTGGCAACGTTGCTTACCAATGCAGTCCCCACGACTGGCGCAGAATCAAACCAAAGAAAACTATTTACCTGATCCTGCGCGGCTTGGCAGCACTCTTCTACAGTGCTATCTGAGTAAAGAGTCCCAATTCCGAGATTTGAACGCAGCTCGGCAACTGTTACATATGTAGCGGCCATGATCGGGACTCCTTACTTAGTTAGGGTCGGTAGGGCAAAGGGCTAATGCCCTACCGACTATTAGGGTTATTTCTTAGGTGAAGTTGTAACGGATAATTCCCTTAGGCATTTTGGCGATTGTTGCCATGTAGCCGTAGATGGCTACCTGTACCTGTAGGTTGCTTACAACGTTTACTGACATATAAGCCTGTGGTGACTGGTAAACAGTAAATGCTTCTGGCGCAAGGATAATTGCTGAGTCATCTACTGTAGTTGTAGCTGCAAAGTTCTTATCAACGTATAGATCAAGGCCAAGTACGTTACCGCGAATTGAGCCAGGTTGAATTAAACCGCCTGCGTTCATTGGCTGTGATGCTGAGTAGATTGGGCGGCCAGTTGTATCTGATGCACCCATTAGTAGCTGCCATTGTGATCCATTGGCGATGTAGTTCTGTGCATAGTAACCAGTTGCCTCATATACAAGACGAGCTGCCTCTGATGCGTAACCAATGATACCTGCAGATGTAGCAGCTTGTGCAGTAGTTGCAGCAGTACCTGCTGTAATAAGTGCAGCATTAACTGTTGTATCTAGTGTCTTTAGGTAAGCGTTCTGTAGTTGCTGTGTTAGTTCAGCATAGAAGTTAGGGTCTGAACGTTCTAGCAGTTCAATGCTGATTGTGTTCATACCTGAATACTTATTGACTGTACCTGATAGGTATTCTGTAACCATACCTGTGTTAGCTACTGCGCCACCTTCAGCTTCAACAGTTACTGTAGGTGCAACGCCTGACTTACCGCCTGCAGATGTAACAAGTGATGGCACGTTAATTGTCATGCCGCTTGCTGGCAATACGCCGCGTGAACATGCATCGATTGATGGTGTTCCAAAACGTGTATTTGTTGGAAACTCTGATAGGTACTGAGTAGGGCTAAATGCTGGGTTAGTGCTGAAATCATCATCTGCAGCAGTAATGTAAAGAATAGAATCTTGGTTGCCTAATGCAGCCTTAATCTTATGCTCTGTGTACTTAGCCATTGATGTGATAGGTGTGCGTACTGTCTGGCTGTCTAATACGGATGGGCGAATAATCTGGCGAGCTGCTTGAACTGGTGCAGCCTCGACTGGTTTTTCTGCCGGTACATCCGGTGTATCAATAGGGGCTGTAGTCACAGTCTCCTCGCTTTCGGTTTCGGTTTCGGTTTCAACCATCTCTGTATGGATGATTGTCTTTTTCATACTTGTTGCTGCTTCAAGTGCAGCTTTAGCGGCTGCAATATCAGTTACGGCTGCAGAATCAAAGGCAGCCGACTCCACAAGGCTTACCTCTTTCAGGACAGCAGCGGTAACCAACAGGTATCCCTTCATCTGCTTCGACGCAGATACATCCACGCCGACGGATAAGCCAGATACTAGGTTTTCCTGAGCTAGTACAAGTGCATCCTGTCCCCGGCTGCTACTTGAAATCTTAAACGATGCATACATGCCACTTTCATCATCGCTGGAATATGTAGCGCGACCTACTGGCTTTGTGCTGTCATGCTGCATTAGTAATTTAATTTTTGTTACATCTGGAATTGAAATTGATCCGCGTTCAAACACAACAGGCCCGGCAGATGTGTAACCCACTTCGCCGTATGGTGCGATCTTGCCTGAGATCATGCGGCGTTCTGTATCGGCCGCCTCGATCGCGTTATTAAACGTTAAGTGCAACATTTGTAGTATCTCCTGATCCATTAGGCGTTAGCTGTTCCATAGATTGCGCTTGCTCAACATCGATCAAGCCAAGGTTTAACATTTTTTCTATTGCATCTAGTCGCGCCATAGTGTCGGCGCGTAAGAAAGTTTCATCTACGGCAAAGCGCACACGATTACCATGCGCGGTTATGTCATCCATGCTTAAACGATTTTCAATCGCGCTGATAAATGGCTGTAGTGAATACGCTACGAATTCTTTACGGCCATCTAATATATTTTGATATGTCATGCTGTTATTCATATCTGCAGAAATGTAATACGCAGGCACGTTCATTAAACGCGCAATTTCAGTAGCAAGGTATTGGCTACTTTCGTTGTATGTCATATCTTTAGGGCTAAAGCCAATATTTTGCGCTTCTAAAGTGCTAGTTAAATATGCGGTGCTGCGATTTTGTCGCGCTGCTTTCCAAGATGCTAACAAGCCTTGGATCTGCGCCTCCGGTAGATCAGCACCGGTATTTTTTAGGATAGTGGTTGCCATTGGCGTAGCTGCTGCTACTGCTGCAGCCTTTTGTATATCTAACGCGGCTTGAATAGTACGGCCGCCAGTTTGTAATACGCCAGGCAGTAATGATTGAAATGTAACAAGCGAACCAATTCCGCCCATCGGTACACGAACGCCATTTACAGAATAGTATTCGACTTCATCTCCGTACTGATTTGTAGTTACAGTAACGCGAGTATTAGGGATAAATTCAAAACCTGATGGGCGGCCATCATCTGCGTAAAGCGATGTAACGCGCCAATATCCAACGCCGTAAAACAATAATGCATCTACTGTGTAAGCCAAGGTAACGCTAAGAGGCTGGCGTATATCTGGTTGCTCTAGCCATACCGGAGATTCTAATTTTTTACCTGTAGATTTTTTGTATAGTCCTAGTTCAATGCTTGATATAACGCCTGCAATTAAATTGCGGCAACGGCTAACGCTAGGTACTTGTAAAGCCATATTGCGATCGATCGCAACGCCATAACCATAATTAGATAGGCCGCTGTTATAGCTGTACATGCCTGCGCCGTATGTACTGTCCATGATGGCAGGGGCGTATTGGGCAGTAACTTCTGCCTTACCCTTAAAGCCTAAAGTTTCCAGTAATCCCATAAGGGCGATTTTCTCAAATTGTCAAGCACATTACCGATTCTGCTCGGCGTGTCGCTAGGCGTATATTTTGGCTTCTTGTACGGGCTGGGCAAGGATATGTATGACCATCGCTAAACCGATAGCAATATCTACGGGGCCAGCAGACTTGCGGCGCACGATACGCCAGGCTGAGTCATTGATCTTAGCTGCGCTGTTATTCATGTGCTGCACTAGCAATTCTTGGCCACTATGGGCTAGGCGGCCGTTACTTAGGGCATCGTGTAGATCGCTACAAGCTGTATAGAACTCAGCACCCGATACATCGCGAACTGCAACGCCTGATAGTTCTAGCCGCTTGGCGATGCTGGCTGTTGTGTATTTGTCAAAGCAAACTGTGCGCGGGTAGTACATATCGCACCAGCCTTTAATACTAGCTGCGATCTTTAGCTCATCTACTGCTACCTGGTTGTTATAGGTTTCCAGTACGGCAACCCCTACGCGGCCATCTGGTAGCAGCTGGCCCATAACTAGGCTTGCATCTCGGCGGCTCGGGGATACGTCAAAGGCGAATACTGTAAGCGGCCCCGGGGACATTTTTAACGCGCTATCGCTAGTTGCCTCGATCGATCCGTAAGGCCAAGGCGATTGCAGGCTGTCGATCCATTGGCAAAGCGTTTCAGTTCTAAACTGCTCAACCGATTGCGTGTTAAGGGCTTCCTCGATCGACTCAATAGTGATCGTATGGCCTAGGGCTGGATTAGCTGCGATCCAGCCAGCGCGGTCGGTAATCTTGGCAAACTGTGGCGCGCTGTATTCGTAATAGCCAAAAGTCCTAGATGAATTAGATAGCGCGCGTTCTCGCAGCTGGTTTAAGACAATGCTAAAGGCATCACCTGAGTTACTGCACATTAGGGTCTGAGCATTAGCCCGGGCGCGCGTAGTCGGTAGGGCAGCGGCATAGCCTTCCTCGGTTATCTCGCGTACTTCATCTATGAATAGCAGATCAGCTGTACGGCCACGCGATCCATCACGGGTAGCAGCTACAACATCTAGCCGTGCGCCATTTAGCAGCTCGATTGACTCTGTGCCATTGGCGTACCGGATCGCCTTGATCTGCTTCTTTAGTTCTGGGCTGCCTTCGATCGCATAGGCCACTTCTCTAAAAGTAGCAAGTGCCATGCTGCGATTGGAGGACATAATTAGGATTTTCTTTTCATCAAACAAGAACATGCCAGCCAAGATACGCATACGGGCAAGGTGGGTTTTGCCGTTCTGCCGGGCGCATAAAAGTAGGTTTGTTTTGCGGATGAAACCGCCATCTTTATCCACACGCAACATATCCTCTAGTACGAATCGTTGCCAGGGTAATAATGGGTAGCCGATTTTCTCTGCCAGCTCTGCAACCTCATCGATGCGGCTTTTGCCTTTTAAGTATGGGCTGTGAAGGCGTGGCTCAACTAGCCCCCGTTTGATCGGTTTAACTTTTGTAGTCATCCTGTCGGGCCTTGGGCTGGTTGGCCTAAACATGGGCCTGTTTGAACCTGTACCTGCGTGATCGGGGAGGTATTGATTGA